TGCTGCGTACGTGGATCAGCAAAGCTACGCAGCAAATCACCTAGCATACCACCCGCTGCAGCACGCTGCTGATAGAAAGGCTGATCTACTTGTTGCGCTTTAGCGTAAGCCTCATCTATAAGCTCCCCTCCCGGCCCACGCAAAACGTCTACCTGCGTTCCTGACCTTCGCAGCGCTTCACGGTATGCTTCATCACTTGCAAGCTGTCCATACTGAGGGATGAACGCTTTTGCTAGGCCAAGCTCCTGCTCTGCAGCATCCTGCCCGTAACGATTAACAAGCTCTAGTTGAGCGGCCAGATCACGCCCAGTCTCATCACGCATTATCTGCGCGTAGCCGGGTTTTGCCGCTCCTGCTTTTATGAGATCAACATCTTGTGTAGGATAGTAGTCTTGATACGCCTGAAACGCCTCTTGTGTCGTTTTTCCCGCTGATGGCGTAGGCCCACGACCGCCAAGCTGCGACAATCCATAAATCGTGCCAATGCCGCCTAACAAACCACCTAAATCACCTAACCATCCGTTACCCATAATCTTATCTCCTTAACTGCTAGCCATTATACCAGCTTGTTCTAGCTGGTACGTTAAATAGTTTATTTTTTCTGCAAGAATAATGAACGCCGCTTTATTGCCAGCATCCGTAGAAAAATCTAATGTACCTATCGTCAGTTGATCTGCCGCAGCACTTCCTGAGTCAACAGATGTGCCGTCTATTGCTGTCATATCCGCAACGTGTGTACATTTCTTAACAGTTCCTTGGTAGCCCGTGCTAGCGTATGGTACTGTCAAGGAATTGCGCCATGTATTTGCTGCGTCCTTCGATGCAAACAATACGTCGGTATCTGAAAAAGATGTGCTAGTAATACTAGTTGCCATAAGCTTGTGTCATTAAAGAATTTTTTGGTGTTATGTCTTGTGTATCTATGTTAATCATAGATAAAGCTGCTCCCGTATCCCAGTCAATTGTATAACTTAACTTCCACCCATTACGCCCTTGTTGGAAGTTAAACAAGAAATTTTGAACCTTGTTTTCACTGCCCCACATGATAGGATATTTATCACCATATTTAACTGCGTTTTCTGTAGGTGCTGTGATAGGCTTGCTAACAGTACCGGGAATTTCTGACTTTCTGCCGTTGGCTAATAACGAGGCTTTTATAGTACCACTACCATCACGTATTAAGAAACCTTTAGTGGGGTATGCGTCTTCACTATAAGTACCAGCTTGTCCATCAATCGGTGTTTGGTATGATGCGCTCGTAAAAGTACCTGTAAGATCATTAACTACTGAAAATGTCCACAAAGCTTCTTCTGTTAAAGTAAATATACCCGTACCACCAGATAACGTTGACGGCACATTAGATATACGAATCTTAGTACCTACAGGAAGATCATGTGGCAATGGTGTAAAACTATAAGGGCCGCGCACAACTACTATAGTCATAGGATCACTTGTCATCATAGTTCCTGTAGCTGAATGAAAAGTGTTAATACCATTAGGGCTTAGATAGCCCATCGCGCCGCCGCCCTCAGCAGCAGCCACATACGTCGCGAAACGAAACCAATCAACCTCCAACGGTTCATTAGCAGTGGTTAGAACACGAAGTTGCATGGGTTTCTGCTCTAATCGTGCATCTCCCGTACTGTAAGCCCTAGTCTGTACAAAACTCTTACTCCAATTATTACCACTGTACAGTTTTACAAAACGACCATCCGTGGTTGACGCATAAAGATCGTGTGTAGTACCACTATCAACTTTTGTAAACTGCGTAATACCACCGATAGCGTCATTCTGCCCTGATGTAGTACCAAAACCTGTATATTTATTCTCAGCTAAGTTATCAAAAGAAACAAACTTCTGTAATGTTATATCATAAACAAGAATACCATTACCGTAAACAGTCTTGCAAGCAAAATACGCATAATTATCAAACTCAATCGCAGCTGAAGAATCTTCGTCTTGTGCAATACCTTCAAACAATTTAGCAACCTTCAGCGAGAACGCACTGTTACGTCCTTCATTACGTAACTGCTGAACAGCGTTAAACGAGCGTAGTCCTTCTGCATCTATAAAAGCAAAATCCCCAAGAATATCTATAAACGAAAACTGATTAACAACTGATGCACTAAATAAATATTTCTTACTAAACATTGGCTCACCAAACACTGTTCGTGTGTAGTCTGGCGTAATAGCATACGATGATGTGCGTGTGCTAACAAAAAAACTATCCGTGTTAAGTGGTGATATGCAAGTAATAGGCTCGTAGCTTACAGCGTAACTAACAGCATCTGCGCCGTGATCCGCTTCCACAGAAGAAATTTTGTTACCGTCAGTACCAATCGCAACAACAAAGTCAAGCGGCCTACCACTTACGCTGTGGTATATAGATTTACCGTCAGCACTAACAATATACAACTTCCCATTAAAGTACATCATCTGCTTGCCAATAGGCACATACTCACGCCAGACTACTCCATCTATTGTAGTTCCATGCTCCGCAAAAGTCCTAGCTTTACGAACAGTAATTGTAGCAGATACATCTGTAGAAGAAAATGTTATAACGTTGGGTTGGTTTATACCATCCTGCACAATAATAGCTGCCACAGTCTTTGTTAGCTTTGCCGCACTCGTGTCTAATACTATATCTTCAGTTGAGCTAACAGCTTTATAAGCAAAAGTGCTAGTGCCGGGAGGAACCGCTTGAACGTAAACAAATTTAACGTCTGCGTTTAAACGCATGGTGGGATTTGTGCTAGCATCCCACAAATCTATCCATTTATTAGACGCTCTAGGTGGGTCTAAATTTGGATTGTCTATAACCAGATCTCCAGTATGCGCTAAACGATGCAGCAACTTTGCATTACCTCGCTGAAATACAAAAACGTAATCACCTACAGTATAAATACCCTGTAACCTGTTTTTAGCAGCGGAACCAACAGTTCCGCTAAAACCTATATCAATAGAATTTGGTGTACGCACAGGACGTAGATCACCGAAGCGGTTACGTACATTAAAAGCTAGCCGATACTCGTCATCAGCAAGACGAGAGTCATCAACCGCCATGTTCATTCCACCTAGGAACGATGTCTGTGAGTAGCTAGCCATGCTAGTTTATCGTGATTGTGCCTTTTGAAAACAGCCTTCTGCTCTTGTCCGCGTTCTAGATCAGCTTGCCTACGTGCAAGAGAACGTGTAGCTTTTCTGTCATGCAGTATCGCTTCTTCTATCTTACCCTGCTCTTCAAGGAATAACTCCATACACTTGCTAACAAGTATGTTGTCGTAACCAACAGCAGGAAATTCATCAACGTCATTCTGCAAACGCGGAAGCGCTTTCTTATAAAGTATCTGTAACGTATGTGAGTCATCTGAGGCGGCAGATGACGAGAACGGAAACTCACTTACATCCACAATAAGATAACGTGACTCCATACTGTTCGACGGTATCTCAGCATAGACGATATCGTTATCTGTATAGTCAATTAACTGCGCCACACCTATAGTTGCTGTTGGTTTGTTTGTCCGNGTGAAGCTGACAACATCTGTAACANTTATAGCATTGCTAGGAGCAAGTGTAACGTTTGTTGACGAGGCGGCACTTGCCACAGCAGGGCCAGCTACACTTACAAGAAGAGCTTCACTATACGGAGTCTTTACTACAACTTCATAATCATCGTCTGTCGTTGTAACACCATAAGCACGAACGATAAGTTTATCTGTGCTGTTAGCTGCTTCTGTAATAGACGTAGGCAATGACACTTTCAACGGACTGTAGCCCTTCACGCGAAACTTGGCGTGATTCGTATCCCAGTTATTCTCGCGGTAACGTGCCGTAAGAGCCTCTGTATCCCACATCGCGTTGTTACCTGCCTTCTCGCGTATGCTGCGAACAGCATAAACATCCGCTGGCAACGCAACAGTCTTGTCTCCTTGCACATAGAACTCAGCTTCTTCCAAACATCCCGGCATATCAGACTGTTCGTAAAGCTCTTGCGCCGCTTCATTAAGGTAGTCAAGCAATAAAGCACGCTGGCTGGTATCACTAGGAAGCATACCAACCTTCTTACCAAAGCGATCTAAAATGTATTCTACACTCATCTTTTAACCAGTGCTGTAACAGCAGCTTTAGCACGCTTCGTAAGTGCGGACTTTGCTTTCGTAGGTGTTACCTTAACTATTGCAGACGTTGCCATTACTTCCTCTCCAACTCGTACTCAAGCTCGTTTATTGTTTTTAGCGCTTCTTTTACGAACTCTGGGGATACGTACGCTGCCCTTCTGAACCCCGGATGCTCCATCAGTCTTTCGCTGTTGTTCAGGTTTACGCTTACGCAACCCGTCAACAACAGCATCAACGGCAGCGTCTTTAGCATCACGCCGACTTGTTGCTTTTGATTCTTTAGCAACTCCGAAGAACTTATCCAGAATCTTCTGAAGGGCGGGTATGGCTTTAGCGATTGCATACAGGAGTTTTATCACTTTTTCTTTTTCTTACGTAATACGCGGCGTACGGCAAGATTGCCAACAGCTACGTACTTCCAGTTAGGATCGTTAGTTTTTGGAACACTCAACGCCATGCACTAGCTCCTCTCATTGATTCTCTTTTTGTTTGAGCAGCACTTTTCTTCTTTTTAGCTTTAGGTTTCGGCTTCGGCTTAGCTTTACCAAGACCACTTGTGCGAGCGCGAGCAGATGCAGCGCGAGTTTGACCAATACCGCTCACACCTTTCTTAGCTTCTGCCGCTTTCTTTGCAGCAGCCGCTGCTCTCTTAGCTTTTGCAGCAGCACGTGCTAAATCAGCAGCTTTCTTTGCTTTATAAGCACCGTGAACGCCTTTAAGTGCCGCAAGGGGTGCTGTAGCAAGGCCAACGATAGCTTCCCAAGTAGCACGTTCTGCTTTACTAAGATCACCAGCTTGACCAGTTGCTAGATTACTCATACTTCTAGCTTCGGACTGAATATTCTTTAAACGCGCTCTATCGGTATCACGTTGAGCAGGAGTACGAGTTGTGCGTGGGGCTACTCCAGCTCTAGGTTTCTTAGCAGCAGCAGGTTTCCTAGTAGGCGTGGGTGCAGCAGGCTTGCGGCGCGTTGGTGTAACATACCTCTTGCCGCCAACTCTTGACTCCCTTGCTTTACGACCCTTTTCAGCTATATCCACCAAACGCTGACCACCCTTCTTACGTTTCGGCACTGCACCAGTACGCAACCTACTTAACGTAGGCTCAATAACCGTCGGCTTTAGCTTACCTGCTTTGTCCTTCGCAACTTTCTGCCTACGCTTTTTAGCCAACTCCATCAGCGCCTGACCACCCTTCTTTCGTCTACCGTATGCCATATCAAGCGTTCCCTGTATCTTTCTTAATCCCCTTACGCAGGAAAAGTGCAAGTAGTGCCGTAATAACGATGTTCATCATCACGCCTATTTCTATAT